GAAGCTGATTTTGCTAGGTATAATGACAAAAATAATCTTCCTAAAGATAAAAGAAGTAGAACGTGGAAATTTATTAGCAAGCCTGTTAAAGATTCGTTAGGTAGAGAAACAAATATGGGTGGAGAAGGTTTTGATAATATGATAGAAAATATTGCTGAGGAAAGTGGGCAAACTTTTCAGGATGTATTAGATGAATACTTTGATTATATTCTTTCTGAGAAAGAACCAAAAAGAAATCCTAGAGCTATTCTCAATGCTTTAAAAGACAGGTTTAAGAAGGTTGCAGGAGTAAGGCCAACAAAATCAAATGTAAAAGCGGCAATAAACAAAAAGGTAGACTCAACACAAAGCCAGGTTGCTCAAGAGGAGGCTAAATTAAAAGACAAAGAAAGGGAAAATGTAGAGTTGCAAAACGAAATATCCGAAACTATATTTAAGCGTTTAACTGATATGGATTTTTCAAAAGGATTTAAATCTATAAGAGATTATCTAAAAACATTAAGAGAAGACGATAAAATTTCTTTTAAACAAATGTCTTTAATTATGGATCAAATTGAAAAAACTTCGTTTGACAATGAAAAATCAAAAGACAAAACTGTTAATTATATAAAGAAAGTATTAAGTGAGATATCTGAAAAGTCAGAACAAAAAACATTAAGAAAATTAGCGGCACAAGCTGGAAAAAATATTAAGAAACTTATAGGTAGAATGTTAGCTGGTAAAGAAGATGGTGCAACTATATCGTTAGAAGAACAATTATCATCATTGGTAAATATAGACCCATCTGTTATTCCAAATAAAGTATATAAAACTTATAAATCTATTATAGAACAAATAGGGCAGCGTACTAAAGCTTTTGATAATGTAGAGGAGGCTGGAATTATGGCTGAAAAAGTTCAAGAGGTATTAGCAGCTGTAGCAGAACAGGAACAAACTCTTCCACAGCTTACTCAGGCTTTTAATAATTTTGAGGGAAAAGTATTATATAAAAACGGTAAGGTTAATTATTTAGACACCATAGCTAAAATGCTTAAAGAAAATATTATTACAGAGGAGGATGCCGCTTTGATGAAAAAATATAAAAAAGACATTAATAGTAAGCCAGATGCTCAACCTAAAACAGAAGAAGAAATAGCTGAAGAAAAAAAGGTTTTAATTAATGAGATTGATAATATTAAAGTAGATAACGACAGAACTGCCCCAGCAAGCCCTAAAAGTTTTCCTTCTGAAATATCACGAAGAGCAGCTTATGCCTTTAATAAATTAATAAAAGATATATCGGCTTTAGAAGGAATGTCTGTGGATGATTTAAAATTAATTATACGAACAGTAGACTCTTTGAATAAAGGTTATATGCCAGTTTCATTAATCAGTAACTTAAGTTCAAAACTAAATGCTAATAAAAATGTGGCTAAAGTGGCTGATAAATTTAGCAAATTTGATTTTCTAAGCGTTTCAAAATTATACGCAAAAGTTACGTCTTTGTTCAACAAGAAAGACAACTTCGCTTTAAACGCTATAAAAAGAAACACCTTATATGGTATTGATCAGTTGTTAAATAATTTTGGATCTATGGATCTTTATAATTCACTATTTAAACCTATGGCTAAAGCTTATTCCTCTTTTAAGACTGCAAACCAGCAGGATGGAAACTTAAGAGAAAAGGCGGCTAAACTTTTAAATAGACAGTTTTTGAAAAATCCAAACAAAATTATTGAGTCTAAATATAAGCAAATGCTTTACCGTATTCAGTTAGAATACATCTCTAATCCAGAGTTGCGAGATAAAAAATTACAAAGTGCTGATAAGTGGCTTGATGAGAGTATAAGAGATTATGAGAAAGGAACAGAGAATCCAGACAAAAGAGTATTAAATTTATTAAAAAAATTACAAGAAGATTTTGTTGAAGACGGAGAGTTGAATAATGATAAACTTTTTGATAGTTTTAGCAAAAGAGAAAAAGAAGCATTAAAAATTTTACAAGACATAGATACTAAAAACCAGGAGAAGGCTCAATTTGCAGCAGAAAGAAGGGGGGAAGGTTTTATCCCTAGAGTAAATTATGTTCATATTGCTGTTAAACCTAGTATAAGCGATAAGGTTTCTGATCCCAACAAAGATATTATAGAAAACTTTATGAGTTCTTCGTCTGTTAACAGGCCTTCTACAAAGTCTAAAGCTGGTATAGAGCGTACAGGAGCTGTTAGTCCTATATACTGGGATTCTTTCCAGGCCTCAGCAAGAGGTTCTAAGTTTACCAATTTAGATTATTATATGACTGACGGTGTTAAGGAGTCTAACTACGCTGTAAATAAATTAATAAGTACAGTAAATGAAAAAAATCCTGCTGGTGTTAATGAAAACACTCAAAGAATATTGACAGCGTTAGCTGACGCTCAAAAAGAAGTTATTAATAATGTATTGGTAGATAGCTACACAGATAATACTTTTGCAGATGAAATTGTAAGTAATATACAAAAACTAGGTTACAGAACTATGCTGGCTGGTGCGAAAAGATTTAGTGCTGAGGTTATAGCCAATATGCAATTTGCCATTACACACCCTGTTCTTTTTGCTCAAGGTATTAGCAAAGCAAATAGTCTTCCAAATGCCACTTCTTTATCTACTATAATGAAGAACTTAGGATCTTCAGTAACAACAAGGGTAACAGGATCAGGATTAAATTCTTCTAAAATTGACACTGGTTTATTAAACACTAGAGAAACAGCAGCAGACACTTTAAGTAGTAAAATGGGTAACAAGATTATGCAAATATGGAGGTTGTCTGGAAAAAACTGGGGTAAAGGTGTTGCTATAATAGCAGACTCTATTATTAGTGCACCTGATAAGATGATTACTCAGCCATTCTGGAAAGCTACTTTTGCAAACACTTTTAAAAAAGAAACTGGTAAAAACCCTGATTGGACAAAAATTGAAGCTAATGATGAGGTTTATATGACAGAAAACAAAGATGCTTTAGACGCATCAACTGACGCCGCTGATAGATGGACTAATACTGTTGGGTCTTCTGACAATCCTTTTATGAGGTCTATAAAAGATGCTAATCCTAAAACAGTTCTTGGAGCAGTTTTTGCTAATTATAATAGTTTTATGTTAAACTTCTTGAAACAAGAATTTATATCAGCTCGTCAAGGTACTTATGAGTTAATGGGTAAAGGAGATAGAACAAGAGGTCAAGGAGCACAACTTTTAGCCGCAGTTAGTTTAAGAATGACAGCTTATACTTTTGTATTAAAGGTAATGAATGACGCATTGTTTGATGCGTTAGGCCTGGATGATGAGGATGAAGATCCTAAAGCAATAGAGCAGCAACTAGCCCAGTCTCTTGCAACTTCCTTTACAAGTTTATTTTTAGGAAGAAACTTTGGTAACTTAAATAGAGCTGCACAAGCATATTTTATAGAACTAGGTAATGAAGGTTTTGGTCAAGATTTAAGAGACGGAGAATATGATCGTTATAGAGACGCAATTCAATACGATGTGTTAGGTAATGCGGCTGATGGAGACAAGTTTCTTACAAGTTTTTTAGGGGCGTACACTCCCCTAGCAAATTCTGTACTTTTTGGTATAAAAAAATATAGTGAAAAAGATTTTAAAGAAGCTGAAAGTAGAGAAAGACAAAAAAGAGAAAAGACCGAAAGAGTTCCTATTGAAATACTTGGTAATGTAGGTATGGTTCCTTTATATAAAGATGTTAGAGAATTACTTATTAAGGATATATATAAAGATATGGGTAAAAATGATGTTACCTATACAAAAGATGAGCTAAAAAAACTAAAAAGAAACAACCCTAATACATATAAAAATTACATATTTAAAAAGAGATCAGAAAAATACAACAGAGATTTAACAAAGTATCAGGAATATATAAGAAACAAAAGAAAATGGAGAAAGGACAACCCTAGAAAATCAAAACCTTCAAAACCGAAAAAACCTAGAAGATGATATTTGACGAAGACAAATGTATGAACAATACATATTATATTGTAACTGGAAAAAAAACTGTTAATGACTTTTTAAACGAAGAAGATGAGCTTTATTTTCTTCACGATCCAAAGAAAAGTACCTTTGCTCCTAACGATCCACTTTACGATACTCTTATTGATTACTTTATATACACAGAAGAATACGAAAAATGTGCAGAAATTTTAGAAATAAAAGAGCTGGTTAATATGAAGATTTTAAATTAATTGTATTAAGTCCCAGCTAGCAACATCTCTATTTCTTTCGTATTGAAACAATGTGTTAAATAGATCGTTAGTCTCTAGCGTAACAGTTTCTTTTTTACCGTCCCTTAAAGTATATTTTATTAAATAAGTTTTCAAAAGTAATGCGTTAAACGAGCTACCTGACCTGTTAGTCTACTATGAATAAATCCTTCACAGGCTAATGGTGCTCCAGTAAAGCCTTTTCTTGAATGCCAACTATCAGCAGACGACGGACTTCTCATGTATTCAACAGTAACGCCAATATAATCTTTAGCGTCTAACCATTTGTGTTTTACTTTGTGATGAATATGATGTAAGTACCAATACCTATGAGTAGTTTCTGACCAGAGTAATGGTTTCTCTTGTGCCATCAACAAGGGTAAATTTACCATCTTTGCCCCGTCTCCATGCTCCAGGCCTAGCAAATTCGTTCCATACTTGTAATACTTACGATGAGCCACGCTAATATCAAAAGTAACATCAGCCGCTTTTCTAAACCAACTTTTTAAAGTATGAGCCAGGTGGTATCCAGACTGGTAGTCATGATTACTCATGCTATGAAGAACGTCTACTGGAGCAATCTTTCTTAGCATTTCTACACATTTAACGTATAACATTAGTGCTATTTCGTAGTGTTGCCACCATTTGCCGTCAGTGTCTTGATATGTCCCTTTAGTGGTAGTTGAGTATACGTTGTCAATATGGAGTACATCGTTTCCTATACAAAATAAAACCCTATCTATATCAAACCCTTTAGCCTTATCTATAAGTCCTTTAACGCCCTCTATAACCCTTGCTACAGCAATATCATTATTGTAATCCTGGTTAGTTTCTTTTTCGTCAGCATATTTACCAATGTGTATATCAGCTGGATTTATTACTAAAAGATGAGCGTTTTTTCTTTCTCTTGTAGTTTTTAAAGGAATGTAATCAGGAGAGTAATTTGAAATAAAATCATTTACTTTACCAAATATTTGCTCTTCGTCTAACCCTAAGTTTTCTTTGGTAACTATTGAGAACCGATAGTCTCCGCTACCGCTTTGCCAGTGTTTAACACTAACTATATCTTTTTTATCTATACCTCGCTCCTCACAGTGCACATCTAAAGCTGAATTATTATTTATATTATCTAAATTAGTAGCTCTTTTTTGTAATATATAATCAACTTCTTCGGGAGAAAGTCTTAATCTTTTGCCGTACTCTTTGTTAGATTTCATCAGAAAGGGATTGAATTAAATCAGCCAAAACTTTTATTAGTTTTTGTGCTCTTTTTTTCGCAGCATCATGCTCTCTCTCCATTAAGTCCTCATATAGCTCGTCTCCAAAGGTGTGTATATTAGTTGTTACATAATTAATATGACTAATAGTTGAGACGTCTTCAGGGGCTACTCTTGGCATTTATACTTGGTTTTATCAAATATAAAAAAAATAACGACTTATCCTAATTTTTCAGAATTTTTTATATAACAATTTAACAGCATCAAATCTAAATACTCATCCATAGATATTAAAGCTATGTCTGTTAAGGTAGTGTAGCAGTTTTTTTTACGAACCATTTCTATCACAAAAGTTATAGGATCTCCAACGGTATGAACAACGCAACCTCCCAAAACTACAGATCCTAGCCTTGTAACTGGTATGCTTTGTAAATTTTTTTCTATAAAAGTTGCAATTTTAAGAGCGGTGTAAAGATCTAATTCAGAAAGGTTATCCATGAAATAATCTTCCACATCATAACCCTTAGCCTCTATATACTTCTGTCTTACATCCATGATCATTTAACTGTTTTAGTCTAAACTCTTGTAACCTGGAAAGTTTTCCATCAGGTTTTTTTATTTCAGAAAACAAAACGTCAGAGCCAGGGGGTATGGCCAGTAAATCTGGTATACCATTTTTATTTGTCAAAGTTAATTTAATAACAAAATATCCTTTTGCCTCCAGCTCTCCAATTCTTTTTTCTTGAATTTTTTGCTCTGTCATATTACAAATCTAACAAATCTCTTTTAAAATGAGCAAGGGTGTAATCTTTCTTTTTAACCACCGCTTTGTATATATCTTTTTCAATTCCGTCTCTGCTAAAAATCCAATAAACATTATTAACGAGTCTATTTTTAGTAGTCATTCTGTCTCTGCTTTGCCAGTATGATGTAGCTGAAAAATCTATATTATAATAAACCAATGCATTAGCTTCTTTTAAACTTATCCCCTCTCTTCCTGATACTATTTGCAACGCAATACTTTTGTTAGAGTTTTTAAACTCTTCTAAGTCATTAGTAATTAAGTCTTTGTAGATCTCTTTTAAAGCATTATATTCCTGGGTAAACTTATAAAAAATTGCTATTTTTTGACGTTTAAATTTATTTAGTATAAACTCTGCTTTTGAGTAGTCTAAAATTATTGAGTTACCGCTTTCAAATTTGATTGTTCCAGAACAAAGTTGATGTGTTTTAATCATAAGTTTAGCTGGTGTGTCTGCTAATAATAATTCTTCTTTACCTTCTATAACTCTGTCTTTTTTTAACTGATTTATAATTTTTATAGTTGATTTTTTTAAATCTACATATAACACTTTTTCAGTTGTTTCTGTTTTAAAACCTGCCAATTTTTGCGTATAATTAATAATGTAAGGGTTTATTTTTTGTAATATCTTGTCGGTACCCCTTGAGTAATCATTAATAAACATACTATTAATTTTTCTTTGCTTTACATCAACATAAGACTTTGCAAAAGCGTAAAAGTTTTTACAATTAGAAAAAGGATTACCAGGTATACCATAAACTTGATGAAACATTTGGCTAAAAGATTCAGGAGTTGGAGTTCCAGACAACAATATTACATAAGGATTACAATACATAATTAATTCTTTAACTTGCCTTGCTCTTTTACTTGGCTTAGGAAATGCACCCATAGAATGAGCCTCATCACACACTACTAAACCCCATTTGTTTTTAGGTAATTTATGAATACTTTCGTAATTAATTACAGTCAAATCATACCCTGGTTTTAATAAATTATGATCATCTACTATACTTGATATGGCTTTTTTCTTTGTTATAAACAAAACAGAAGAGACACTAAGACGACTAGCTATCCCCAGACTTGTAAGAGTTTTACCTGTTCTAACCTCCATAGCTAAATAAACGAAACGATTTAAGTTTAAAATATTTAAAGATTTCTCTATAATTTCAGATTGATATTCTCTAAACTTAATCATTAGTTTTAAACATAAAATATCTACCGCCTAAATCTCTACCCTCTTCGGGTAAACTATTGTATTCGTAAGCCGAGTAAGCCTTTATCCAATTATAAAACCTTCTGCGGGGGACGGTAAACTTTGATTTAGGAGCGAAATCAGGATATTCGCTAATAAACTCATCATACAAGTCTTGCTTATACATTCTGCTATTTGGTTTAATTTTTTCATTTATCTGTGAGTCTCCTACTAAACCGCACCACTCTATAAATTCATGACAAGTCTCGCTAGACAAATCTTTTATTTTTTTGTTTACAAAATTACCCTTAATTAATCCATTGTTAAGATATAACTGCAAGTTAGTCATCATATAATTATCAAACTGACACCATTCAGTATCGTCCCACTCTCCAAACATAAGTTTTCCAAACTCTACCAAAGGAGTAAAGTCTTTCGTGTAAAAATGTGCTAATTCAAGATCCCACTTTCTTCTTTCAAAAGAAGATCCCTTTCCTTTTAAAGCATAATTTGTTGTTAAAGAAACTTTAGGAGATTTACTAAAAGGAATTTTCACTGCATCCTTGTTTTTACGCTCAAGCGTTATCCCCTCTGTTATTATGCTAAATAATCTTTCAAAATCAAAAGATTTCTTTACATCATCAAAACACAATATTTGTGTATCAGCCGAAACTAATTGATATGCAAATGATCTTTCAAACGTAAAACTCTTTCCGTCTATGGTTACACATTTCTTCATTTTAGCTAATGCGTTCATAAACAACCCCTTACCAGTACCACCCTCAGGATTGTCTGATATAATTTCATCATTAAGTATAACAGCTGGACAGTATGATAAATTTTTCCAACCATGCAGCAAATAACCAATGGTAGACTCCATAGAGTTTACTCGGCTATCGTCTTCGCCACAAATATTTGAAATAAAAACTTTATAATCGCAACTACCCACTTTACATAAAGTAAAAGTCCTATCTATAACATGATCTCTCCATACATAACCACCTAAATCTAAATAATCAATTAGTATAATATCAGTTTTTGTAATTTTAACAGCACAATTCATATAGTACAAGTATGCTACGTCTTTAGTGTCGGCTATAAAAAAAACATTTATTGAAGCCATTAATGTTAGAAACTCTTCCCTAAAATATCTAGTTTGTTCAGCAAAATAATTGTAGACAGAAAGATCATCAACTGTAAGTAAATAATTTAAAACAAAATCTTTGATTTCTTTTTCAGACGTATGATCTATTAAATTGTTGGTTACTCTAACGAATACATAATTTTTACTACCCTCTGGGCTAAACTTATAAAAACCATTGTCTTCCAGGTAGTTCTTAAATAATATATGTACTATTTTTATTACTCCTTTTTCATTTTTAGTCCAAAACTTATGATTAGTTTGCTCTTCCTCTATTCTTACTATAACGTTTTCTATGTCACCGATATCAATTTTTTCGTCCTCTAATTGACATCGGATCTCTTTTTTTGAGACGCCACGCCTGAGTTGTTGTTTTACCAGGTTTACCCTGTCTTGATCTTCATAATACTTAGTTCCAAAATTTTGAACTTGTGCGTATGCGGAATTTATTGTTCTTCTAATTTCGTTTATATTAAAATCTTTTGAATCAAAATTACCCATAACATATTCAGCTAAATTTTTAGGAACTCCAAAATCATTAAAGGCTGATGCTAAAATAAAAACATTATTATTTCTCTCTCCGTTTACCAGCCCATATTTATTCTCCCACCACTTCATAAGAATATCTACAATTTTATTTTCATCTGTAACAGGTATTGTTGGCTTGTCTTTATACTTGTTTAATTCAACAAACTCCACTTCCTCTATTTTATCCCAAAGGCTTGACGTCAAATTTATATGAACTAAAGGATCATAAGACTCGTAACAGACTCTAGAAACATTTTTTGAGGTTGTGTCAAAGTATGGTGAATTAAAATATTTGTTTAATGATGAGAAATAATTTTTATGGTTATCTACGTCTTTTGGAACTTTAACTAAAACTTTTAAACCTTTACCACTAGGAGATATAAAAACAGAAAAAACAAATTTATTTTTAGTTAATTTTTCTTTTTCCTGGAGCAAATCTTTACTTGATTTGTATCCGTCAAAATCTAAACAAATTAAGCCGCTATGCTCTGTTAGAGAGGCGTCGTTTCTTTTAGTAAAGTTTCCGCTAAAACATATTGCTGGTAATTGTTTTTTTAAATCGTTTCTTTCTTCTTTGTTTTTTGTAAGTCTTATTTTTTTTACTATATCTTTTGAGTTCCCTTGCTCTATTCTTTCCAGCACTACCATAACATTTCTGTAAAATGGTTGTGATGTGTCTTTTATGTCTTTAAAAATTGTTATTTGCATTATATTAAATTAAAAAAAGGGGGTAGATATAAAAATTTAATTAAAACTGGAAGCTCTTAAACCCCCTGTTATTGTTGGGTGGCAAAACGCCGTTCGTCCACCCCCTTTATGGTTAAAACGGCAAATCTGGATCGTTGTCTGGAGTAACCTTCATACTTTCCAGTTTTGCTGAAAGGTCTTCTTTCTTAGGCTCTGGCTTCCAAGTGTCAATAGATACAGAATGTGATTTACCATACTGATCTACTTCTTTTTTCTTTTGGACATTCAGTTTTATGTATTTCTTAGAATTGTACTCAAATATATGTTCTGATGGTAAATCAGAAAGACATATACTACAAGACACAAGATTTCCTTCAAACTTTGATATACCTGATCCAACAAAAATTTTTTTATCTTCCATTTTTAATGTATTTTAACTTGATGCTCCAAAATTTCTAAAACGTCAGCCATAAGCTGTTGCTTTTGCTGTTCGCTCTCCATAGTAGTTGGAACTTCTACTATAAATATTTCTCTTTCCCAGGACAACTTAGAAAGATAGTGTTTTAATACTTGATAAGCTATTTTATAATGTTTCATAATGTATGAATTGTTCTATGTCTTCTGCAAACAAACCATCACAAAAGAACTTGTCGTGTACTTGCAACGCCTCTAAAACCTTTAATGATCCTCTGTGAATAAAATCTTCGCTCGGGGTGTAGATAGCTAATTGATGCGTATTTTTATCTATAACATAAAACTCCATAGGTAGTCCAAACAACTCTTGATATATAAACGCCTGGCTATCATAGTTATACTTTGAAGCTGAGTATGAAAACTTAGAAATATCTGACGTAGTTTTTAAATCAATTATTTTTTCGGTAGTTACAATATCCGCTTTACCTTTCCAGAATTTGCCATGGATATTTTTTATCATAGGCAATTCATATTGATTTGATTCCTCATAAATATCTCCATGCATTTGCATATTTGCTTTCATAGAGTCAACTAATTTAAATATTTTTTCAGCTTCATGAACTAATAAACACATTTTATTATCTTCACTATTTACAGCCTCTTTATACGCCTTAGTATTACGACTAGAGGCGTCTATTAAAATAAAATCATCTAGCTTTTCTTTTTCTAACATGGCTGTATGAAAAAATCTACCCTCTAGCATAGCTTTTGTTTCTGCTTGAGGTTTGCCAAATTCTTTTGGATTGTTTAGTAAAGTATATATGTCTGAATTAGACAACCATTGTTTACCAAACTTTCCATAATATTTTTTATCGTCTTTTAGTTGATCTAAAACTTCTTTATTATTATCGCTAACTATCATGGCTATTCTATTATAATGTTAGCAATCTCCTTTTTTACTTTTGCAGTAATTTTATATTTCTGCTCTAAAGTTTTGACAATCTTAGGTAATCCCATAGATTTATTTGACGCTATCCAGTCTAATGTTTTTTTCATATCAGCATCTCCCAAGTCAAGAACAACGCTAGTAGGTTTTGTCGGCTCTTTTCTCTCATTTAAAATAGCATTCTTTACCTCGTCTGCTGATGCAACTGATGTGTCTAGCCCTATTCCAAAGTTACCCAAAGCCCTACCCCATGCTGATGTTTCGCAATTCTCAACATAAGATGTTTTATTTATAAAAGAAGATCCGTTTCTTTCCTTAGCCGTTCCCGACGCTAGAAGACGTCCCTCTTCGTTAAGTATAAATGCTTTCATTGTGATAGTGTCCTCTGTGATTTCTATTATACTTGTGTCTAAAGTATACTGAGGATATGTCTCTCTAAAGTATTGTATCCTGGTATGCACTTCAACATACTCTTTACCTTTAATATTTACCGTTTTTAATTTTTTCATATTTATTTAGTTTAATTAGTTTTTGACTGTAATAAGAATATCTGTTCATTACAAACTCCCGTTTTGTTTTTAAATTCTTAATATATTTATCATTCTTCCTGGTGTTAACCTCCTCCTTCATGCTTTTTTGTATCATTTTCAGCTTTCTAATGCAGTTGTTTATAGCTATTGTTACGCATCCAACAACCCAGCCCTTAGTAAAAAAAATTTTATACTCTTCCAGGCTTAACTCTTGAAAGTAATCTCCATTTTTTGCACAATTAAGTATTTCTGTTTTACTAGGAAACTTTTGTATCTTTACTCCTAGATTGATCATGCTTACCGATCCATTCCTTTGTATATTTAGTGTTTCATCATCTACTGCTTGTTTATATATATCAGAAAGGGTATACATTTTAGCTTACTGAATTTTTTAAAATACTATCTACAACCTCTTTATAGTCAGGATCACTATCTACAAACTTTTTTGCTTTGTTATATCCGTAAATAATGGTAGAATGTGTTACGGGGTGTCCGTTATCTTCCATGAATTTTTGAATATAAGAAAACCTTATTGGACGTTCTCTTGACAAAAAGTATAGCATTTGTCTTGCTTCTACGACTTCTCTTTTTTTAGTTTTTGTAAACATTTCATCTAATGTTACATGAAATCTATCTGCTATTGCAGTTGCATACTTATCAAATATTTCTCTTTTCATTTTATTTTTTTTTATTTAATTTTTCTAATCTTTCTATCTCAAACTTGAGATGATTTATAGATTTTTGTAAACATTCTATGGGGCTTTCGTGCTTTCTAGAACTACGGAGACAATATGTAACAACGTTACCTATGTTCCATGTACAATTAAAGTCTTCCACCACATATCTTGCTTGATAGTACCCCTCTCTGTATGTGTCTCCTACATAATAGTTAGGTACTTCAATAGTGTGAGACGGAACATATAATTTAGGATCTTTACTCATTTTCTGTAATTTTTTAATTTATACTTACTCATATCATTTCTTTCCCATTGAAATTGAGGGGGAGTAATATTGGAATAGTAGCTACAAGCTACAAATTTATTATTTAATTCTTGTTTACCACTATTTTTAAAAAAATTATTCATTTCTATATAATTTAGTCTATTTTTTATATCGTATTTTTTCTTTTCCTGGGCTTTCTTACATTGATTTACCAGGTATGTAGACAATTCTTTCATATTATTTTATTTTATTTATATAAAGGGACAGTTAAGAGTATTAACTTATCGTTGGCTTATGCCTTTATAACTGCCCCTTTACATTATAAGAGGTAAACATTTAATATTAAGGTATCTTACACCTATAAAATTATGGGATTATTCCCACCTCTTATTTCTTATAATTATTTAAAATTATTTGCTTTAGTATGGTTTGGTTTAACTTCTGCAACCATTGTATAAATTTTCTGTTTGGCTTTTCCTTTAGTTTTTCCTTAAGGATCATTTCTTGCACCTCTCTCATCTTCCTAAGTCTCTACGCTCATCAGCTTCCATCTCTGCTATTTGATCAAGTCTCATTTGCCTGTACTCGTAATCTTCTGTAATCTCACAATAGTCTTGACAAGAATTACAAACATAATATTCAAAAGAATCAATCTCTAATTCAGCATCAATAGAGTCTACCCAATCACTTCCACAGCACTTACTAACCATTTCTACCCCCATTACCAGTTAAAGTTTATAGGGGTTTCTTTAACTTGTTCTCTTTGTTTTTTTATTTTCTTCTCTAAATTTTTAGATCTCAAGTTTTTATGTTCTTTTACTATATAGTCTATCCAGTCATTATAATCTAATGCCCTGTATTTATACTTGTTAAAGTATTTTTTATAGTCTTTATCCATTTTCTTATGTATTAAGTTAATAAAAAAGAGAAAGAAACACGCCGAACAGCTTCTAATTACATTGTTGATTTCGCCTAACATCAACTCTTTGTATGTTTATATAAAATTCAATTAGTGTGTAATATTACAATATTTTTACTTCAAATCAAAATTTAGCTAAATAAATCTTGCATATCTGTTTCTGATCTTACAAGAACAGCTAACAAATTACTTTCTAATTGTTTATTTTGAGCATAGTCCAGGAGAGTATACTCAATTACCTCTCCGCTATTCATATCATAATCGTTATAATCTAAGTATTCAGCATTAAAATAATATGATATAACATCATGATCATACGAATTAGTAGTTTTTTGATATTTTTTTGTCCATAACGTAGCCAAATGATCGTTCCAATCCTGGTTGGTGTACGGAGATTGAGTTAAGGGGTTAAGCGGATCTTCTTTTCTTTTATTTATCTCGTACAACTGCGTTACTTTCCACAAGTTATCTAATAAATTAATTGTACTCTGTTGGTTTAAACAATACAGATTATGAGACAACAAAGGAGAGACAATCATGCAATCATCATCTTTTAATTCTTTTACCTTTACAGATACCCTTTGTATTCTTCCATGCACCAGGTACCATACATCAGTAGAATTATCATAGTCTATTATAAAACCTAAGTGTAAAGATCTGCTTATTCTATAAAAAGACGCATTAATATAGTCTTCGTCAATTATCCAATCTGTTTTACTTACTTTAATAATACTATTGAAATCAAAGCTACATACCTGGTTAATGTACTGCTGTATATTATCTTGAACTTTCTTGATAGGAAAGTCTTTAGCATCAATAAAACTAATAGAATTAGTAACTAACTCTACGTTCTTGTCAAAATTTAACTTGCTTAATTCAATAGATATAACAAATTTTTTCATTTTATTACAAAGTTAATCGTTTTCTCCATATATTTCGTGAGTAGTAAATATTCCAACAAAATCGTAGTAATGCCCATGTTCTGTGTGAATATTTCCGTCTTCTCCTATGCCTACAATGAACGCATCTTCGTCGTCTTCTTCAATAAGGTGTAATATATATTTATTTATAGCATTAACATCTTCAAAACTATCATACCATTTTAAATATTCTCCTCTATAAATTACCATAGATAATGATCTTGCTTCGTTAAAACTTTGATCAACTTTTTTAAACATAGAATTTTTGTTTAACGCTTTTAAATCTTTTTCATATTTTTTATTTACCCCTATTATAATTGTGCTTCTATATCCCATAATTAATGTATTATATTTATAAATGTCCTCCGTAATTTTTACCTACAATATCATATCTACATTCACTATCTCCCCTTTCATTCATTCCATCATACTCATCTACTCCACAAGATCCATACTCAAAAGGGGCTTTAGAACACGCTTTATCTATTTTATCAACAAATAACTCTTCATTTTCCTGTAAATATTCTAAAACATCTTTATCTTTAATATCATTAGGTACTTCAATCTCTACTTCAGCATATTTATGATATACTGATCTTTGCATAATTTTTACTTTCATTTTATTTAATTTATTGGTTTATGATTTTCATCTAATTCGGTTATTATACTTGTAAACAAAGTAATGCTTTCATCTCCATCATTCCATATTTCAATATTATTAAATATAATATCAAAATCCTCATCTTCTCCATTAGTTCTGTTTCCTAATAAGTGTATGTATTTATCTTTGTTTTCTATTTTTTGCAGTTCTGCAATCAATTCTTTTACTATCATTTTATTTAATAATTTTTAATTATAATTCTTCTTCGTATTTGGTAATTAAGTCTTCAAGATCCCATTCTGACAATTCTTCATACTTTTTTGGGTTAAAAGATTCGTCTCTTAAATCAAAGTTAAGATAGGTTTGTCCTCCATTTCCATCATTCCAAATAGATACACCTTTGAAATTTGTTTTGCATTCATACCCTACGCCTCTCCTGGTGTTGTATGTTCTTATGCTAGTTACTCTTAAATCAGTCATGATTCATCTAATTTTAACAAAGAGTTTGCCTCTTTCATTACTAAATAGTTATATCTACTTACCTTAAGAGGATATTGTGGATCTACCAATATGCTCCATGTCTGATCTTCAAATAATTCTTTTTTTAAGTTTTCTTTTTCTTGTTTCTCTTCTTTAGTTAAATTCATAATTATTTATTTTTAAAGGTTTCTATATGTATATCGGTTAATGTGTAACTACTAATATCTTCCTCCTCTTCTCCATCAGCAATTCTATCTTCGTTTAATCTTTTTAAGTATTTTTTTGGATCGTTTGTGCAAACATCATGAAATACCTTTCCATAACTATCTTTATAAGTCATTAATGTAAAAGGTTTATTATAATCAGACTGAATTATATTTAATTTACTTTCTAATGTATTTAACACTATTAGTTTTGAATATATATCTTCCATCGTAGCTTTTTGTTTATCTACGTTCATGCTTATATCATCTCTCATATCGTAATACAAGTAAGATTCTATTGCTCTTGTTATAAGTTCTAATTCTTCTTTATTTATTGATAGTTCTGTTGCTATTTTCATATTATTTATTATTTTGATTAAAATTGATCATTTCTATTTTTTCTATTAATTTATCTAATTCATTAATATCATCATCTACCCTACAATCGTATTCGCTCTCCATTAGGGCGTTTATTAATTCATTTCTAGAATACTTGTTGTCAGTATCTATCAGATAATTCTCTGGTTTATCAGCAAACCAAGAAATGTATTCTTTTGATAGTTGTGCAAAATTTAAATTGACATAATATTCAAATTGTACTTGTTCCCATATTTTTAGCAGTTGTTTTTTACTTTTCATAATTATTGTGTTAATTCATATTCGTCAAACCTTTCCATCTCCCAACTTTCTCCAATTTCTTTTTTTATGTCTTCTAATCCTGGAAATTCAACATCATCAACAGAAATAACGCATCTGTTTACTACTCTACTATGCCCTGAAGAGAGCATTTCTATCGTCTCTATTAAATAATCGTTTTTATGTGTATAAGTTTTCTCTAGTATTTTTTTAAGATTTTCTACTTTTTCTACTTCTCCATTATAATAGATTTGGAATTTTGCATATTCTCCCTGGACATAACCTATTGCTTCTGCCGTTATACTATTAGAAAATTGATCGGGTAGTGTATCTTGGTTTTTCAAAAGTTGTTCCATAAAGAACCAATGCTTATCTTTTGTCCATACATTAACATCTAATTGTTCAAGTTCATTTCTTAAATCATCTCTCCATCTTTCTACGCTCAGTTGAGAATCGTAATCTCTTGTAATTTTTGCTATTATTTTCATTTTGTTTAATTGTTTTTAGTTATTTCGTATGCTTTATTATAGCATTTTTTTCTATTAATATCATTCCAATTACCATTATCATATAAGTGATTATCCTCTCCTATTTGTATTGCTAATTCTATTATATCAAATGTATCTGCTTGTTTCTCATCATTTACATCTATATGTTTTGCAATAACCTTAGAATATTCTGATATTATTATTTTCATTTTGCTTAATTGTTTTAGTTAGCTAATATAAGTATTAATTATTATATACACAAGTTTTAGACAAGTTATCTGTAATAATCTTTTATTTCATAAACTAAAGTTGTTCCAAATTTCTTTGCTACCCTTTCTAGTTGTGTTTTGGCGTGAACGTACTCTGTCCAGGAGAAAGGAAAACTATCTACATCATTAAGAATTTCTTTTTCTTGTTGGTGTACTATTTTCTTCCATAAATTAATATTGTATTCTAGCTGATCAAATTCTGTTTTAATTTTCATTTTAATTTATTTTAGTTATTTTTATTTCAAAATTGTCATCTATATCTATTCCTAATACTTTATTTATTTCATCTTGTATTATGTCTTGTATTTCAAAATGATGTTCATCAGCAGTTAATGAAGCAAATAACTGGGAATCTATTAATTTATTTATACATCTTATAGATATATCTCTTGTATCATCATAAGTTACTTTCATATTATACGATTTTTTCAAGATCTGTTAACCTTTTTAGTTTTACTTTATCCGTCAAAGTATCCCAATCAGAAGGCATTTCCCAGTCTGGAATTAGTTTTCTCATTGTTGCAAAGACAATTCTCTGTTTAGATATAACTTTGTCTTTTATACTTGTATTTTCTCTTTGTGTCATTGTGTTCATAGTAAGGAACATTTTCATAAAATTTAAATCGTTTTCCATTGTTTTAATTGTTTTAGTTAATAATTTTTTAAATAATATCCATCTTCTTCTTCAATACTCCAGTTCTTTTCTTTCTCGCTGCTTTGCATTCCAAGATCTGTTTTTATTGTTAGGTTTAATTCATTTGCTACATAATTAATGTATTTTGTAGTTGTTGGGCTAGTGTTTATTGTTTCTTCTTTTCCTTTCCATATTCTTTTTATCTCCCAATCTTCAAGTATTAAATTGTTTCCTTTTATTGTTGCAATATGCGTATTGTATGCAATAATTTTGTTGTTCTCTCGGTGTAAGTTTTGCTTGTATTTTTTGAATGTCATAGTTTATTTTTTTGCGTTATTGTAGTCAATTAATATTTCTTTTGTTAGTTGTGCATTTTTTATCCTCATATCCTGGTATTTTAAAAACGTATTTGATAGTATACAAACAATCAATACGATAAATAAATATTTTATTAATTCTAATAGTAATTCTGTTTTAGTTTTCATAAGTTATTTTATAAATGTGTTAGACAATTATTACAAAAAATGTAATTTTCTTTCTCTTCGTTTTCTGCATTACATTTCCAACATTTAACAATCTTTTTTTTGTCTTCTTCTAATATTTCTAAAGCCGCGATACAATGCTCTAATTTTTCTTCGTCGTCCCAGTACATAACACCTTTTTGAAATTGTATGTTTGCTAATGTGGTTTGTAATCTTTCTTTTATTGCTTTTATATTGCAGTCAATAAGTAAATTTTGTCTTTCTATTATCATAATATAAGTTTAATTAATGTTCAAATATAGTTAAATTTATTTAATATGTATTATATTTATTATAATTTTTGTTAAATATCTTTACTATTAATTTTTTGCTTATTCCTGGGTAGTCTCTTAAATTTTCTACGCAGTCGGAAATATCTCCAGTATAAAAACATTCATAATTGGCTAATTCTCTTAATACTATTCTATTTATGGTGTGAAGTTTTATGTCTTCTAGTATTGAATCATTGTAAATCTTTTCAAGCCCCTGGCTTAGTGTCTCGGCGTTTTCTTTTGGGCATATCATACCGCCTCCCATTGAAACAAGTTTGGTGTTTTTAATATTATGTTTCTTTTTTCCCTCTTCTAGTTGTTCATTAGAAAAAGCAAAGAATGTTTTTGTTTTATTAAATAATAGTGTTTGTTTGTCTTCCATTAATTCCGATAGATATTTCATTTATTAGTAATTTTTAGTTAAGAATTTAACAAGATCTTTTCTTGTCATTTTTGTAGTTGGTTTTACTTTAAAAAATGCATTTGCGAACACCTGGAAATTTTCCGATTGTCTCACTATTTCGGCGTCAATTAAGTGTTCGTTGCATATTGTTACAAATTCCGTGTATGTCATAATATAAGTTTAATTAATGTTCAAATATAGTATAATTTATTTACATAACAATACAAAAAGATGATTTATTTTGTATTAATATTTTAAACCTTTGTAAGTTGTTGACGTTCAAGCGTTTACATTCTTTTTATCTGTATGTTTTATTTATGGTTTGTTTAGTTCGTGCAGTTATAACGCGAAGCGTTGCGTTGTCTCTTGTTATCCTGGAACAAGTAACAAGCAAATAAGTAGTAATACTTACGGCATATAGTAGACGCCTAAGCCCTGGACAAGCTGCAACAAAGCCAAAAAAACCAGGTGGTACCGCGTACCCTAAACAAAAAGCCAAAAAAGTCAAAGGGAAAAAAGTCAAACTTTTTTTTTGCGTTTTAAATTTTCGTTTTCTAAAATCTCAGCGTGTGCGTGTGGTGGTGTATTATACAAATGCCCAGGGTGTGTAAAAAATTTTTATTATATTTGTTAAAAAAAAAGACATGGACATTAATAACAAAACTTCAGATTACGTTAACGGCTTATTCGTAAAGAATGGTAGACTAATAAATGATCGTATGGATTCTGTTACTGGAATAGAGCAGGCGTCAATGTATAGAAAGCAAATGAAGAAACAATATAAGATAGACTGTATCGCAGATGGTATTGAAAGAGCTAAGATGCGTATGGACGGAAGCAAAAATATGTTTAACTATTAAGACATCCCGTTGTTTAGTTTGATTAGTTGTGAAGAGAGGATTCCTAAGGGTTTCCTCTTTTTTTTATACAGATGACAGCTTGTTGCCAGGTTTAATCCAGCTTATTACCAGGAGAATAACTTTACATAACTTTTCTTAACTTATTGATTTCTAACTACTTATATTTTATATTTTATTTTACTCCAGGTTTAAAGTAATAAAAAAGAATATATATAAAATAAATATATTTAAAAAAATTTAATAAGTTATAAATTGCAATATCACTTCTGGATACTGTCATGTTGAATTTTTTGTTATATTTGCACTAATTAAATTAAATTCAATACTAATATGGAAACTCAAGGATACATACCTAAGCAGTTATCTTTTGATGATGAAGCTCGTCAAAAATTAATCAAAGGAATAACGTCAATCTCTAAAGCAGTAAAAAGTACACTAGGCCCTTTGGGTAAAACCGTTCTAATAGAATCGCCTAATCATACAGCAGGAATAACAATAACTAAAGACGGTGTTACTGTTGCTCAATCTGTATTTTTAGATGATCCTATAGAAAACCTTGCAATACAAATGATGAAAGATGCGGCTAGTAGAACGGCTAATACAGCTGGAGACGGAACAACTACGGCTATTGTATTAACTGAAGCTCTAGTTATGGCAGGGCAAGATACTTTGTCTGAGAAAACAAATCATACTGAGGTTATAAAATACATTAACACTTTAACTAAGACTGTTATAAAGAACTTAAAGAAGAGTTCTAAGGCGGTTACACAAGCTAGGTTATTAGATGTTGCCTGTATCTCTGCT